TCTTCGTTGGTCGGCTCGAAGAATGGTGGGCGGTATCAGTCCGCCCAATTCGGCGGCTACCTTGTCATGGCCAATGGCCAAGATACGCCGATGACTTACGACGGGACATCGATCGCGGATGCCGCCTACACGCACGGCTCGCTGACTATCAGTACGATCAAGTACCTTCAAGGCTACAAAGGTCGATTGTATTTCGGCGCGGCGAACGACGCAAAATTCTACTACTTGCCGACCGGCAACGTGACCGGCGGGGCGCTGTCTGATTTTGATCTGTCCCAGGTCACGGAGCGCGGCGGGGTCCTGCGCGGCATTGGCGAATGGTCGCGTGACGGCGGCGACGGACTCGCTAGCGTCATCGTTTTCGTCATGTCGTCGGGCGAAATCGTGGTGTATAGCGGCGACGACCCGGCATCAAACTTCAGCAAGGTCGGCTCGTACTTCGCAGCGGAGCCCATCGGCGACCGCCCGCTTGTCAGCATCGGCGGCGATCTGGTTGTAATCACGCGGCAAGGATTCTTGCCGGTGTCGTTGCTGTTGCGCGGTGGCTCGGTCGAGGACGTGGACCGCACCGCCATCGGGAAAATCCGGCAAGCTGCGGTGGACGCGGCGACAGCCGGGGCGGCGTTTTTCGGCTGGTCCGGCGTTACGGACCCGAAAGACAACAAGCTGGTTATAAATGTGCCGGTCGCGGCGGGGACGACGTTTGACCAGTATGTCTACAACATCACCAGCGGCGCCTGGACCAAGTTCACGGGCATCCCGGCCCGCCAATGGGCCAGCCTGGGATCTGATCTGTACTTTGGTGGCGACGGCGGAAAGGTGTTCAAAATCACCGGCACGACGGACGACGGCGCAGCAATCTCGGTGAAGGCAAAACAGGCATTCACCTATTTCGGCGACCGGGCCAGCCGGAAGCGCATCACGTCAATCCGGCCAATAATACAATTGGACGGCTCGCAAGCCTTCAAGATCGCACTTGATAGCGATTTCGGCGATCGGACGATCACCGCCGCAAATCACACGATATCTGGGCTTTCGAGCGGGTCGGCGTGGGACACGGGCGCTTGGGACACCGCCGTGTGGGCGGGCACGCCAACGCCAAATACGCTTTGGCTCGGAACCCATAACATAGGCCGGAACTTTGCGATCCGCGTCGAGGCCGACACCACTGGCCAGAACATTAGCTGGCTGGCCACTGATTATCTCGGAGAACGAGGAGGAGTCCGCTAATGCCATGGAGCGCGGGAACTTTTAGCCGAACTGACGGCACCCGGACCGGCACGACGGTCTGGACTCAGGCCCGCGACGCGGGAGTCAACATTCTGGCTGCGGACCACGACACGCACGATCAGGACATTGCGACGGGCATCAACTCGACGCTCGCGAAAGATGGCTCAAATTCGCCGTCCGCCGATCTGCCGATGGGCACTTACAAGCACACTGGCGTTGGGGACGGGACGGCCCGCAACCATTACCTCGCAGTCGGCCAGTTCCAGGACGGGGCTGTAACATACGCCGCGACCGGCGGGTCGAGTAATGCGTACACCTTGACGCTCTCGCCCGCGATCACGGCTTATGTGACCGGGATGACGTTGCAGATCGAGCCGAACCACACGAACACTGGAGCGGCGACAATCGATGTCAATTCGGTTGGCGCGAAGTCCATCAAGGACGTGTACGGCGCGGCGCTGATCGGGAACGAGCTTCAGTCTGGCGGGATCTACACGATCTGCTACGACGGGACCGACTTCCTGCTGGTCAACACCGCGTCGCTGTTGAGAACGGTGACCATAAAAAAGGCGGCGGTCTCGATCACGCACAACACCTGGACGCAATGCGCGTTCGACGCGGGCGATGTCGTGACCGACCCGGCGGGGCTTGCCGACGCGGCAAACGAGAAGATCGTGCTGCCGACCAACAGCACTGCCGCCCTCGTGACGCTGGCGACTCAATACACATCGAGCGGAATCGATTCGATCGGCGTGACGGTTGGTTATTCGCCAGTGGCCAACACCCCAGGGACCGGCGGTGCGACGAATTTTGTCCAGCGGGCCAGCAACCACAATTCACTACCGGGTTCCGGGACAATTTTCCACACCGCCGTCTCGCACATTTTCACGGTGCCGAACCCCGGCTCGACCGACAACGGATCTTACGACGTGTACGGATCGGTCTATGTGGACATCACGGCGGGCAGTGGATCTGTCCCGATCGCCTGGGAACTTAGCGTCGCGGTATTGAGGTAAAAATGGCTGAAGCTCAAGTCAACTTGTCTTGGTCCCTGCCGTCGATCTCGACGGCGCTGGGCATTGAACACCAAACCACCGGGATCATCAGAAACAACATCTGGGTTGTCCCCGGCGTTGACCAACCGGCCCTGGACGCGGCCATCGCCGCGTATGACGACGGGGCCGAAAAGCTTGCCATCCAGTGGGCGATCGTCCGCGCCGACCGCAACCAGCGGCTGGCGGAATGCGACTGGACCCAGTTACCGGATTCGCCGCTCGCGGATGCCGAGAAATCCGCCTGGGCAACCTACCGCGCCGCCCTCCGGGATGTCCCGGCGCAGGGGGACCCGTATGCTATTGCTTGGCCGGTGGCCCCGTGATCGGAGTCGTCCCCGACGATACAGGCCTAGTGGCTGGCTGGGTCGCGGAACAGCTAGGATTTGATGGGGGCTTTGGCCCCCATTTTGCTGTGGGCATCCGGGATGACGAAACGCCGATCGCGGGCGTCGTTTATCACCACATGACAGCCCGCGACACGCAAGTGTCGATGGCGGCGACCTCGCCCCGCTGGGCGCGCAGGGGCACGATTGAATATCTCTTCCGCGTTCCCTTCGAGCATTTCGGCATGCGCCGCATGACGGCCATTACCGCTAAGAGAAATCGCCGTGCCCGCAAGCTGCTGGCTGGCCTGGGCTTCCGTGAGGAAGGCCGGGCGGAAAAGTATTTCGATGATTCGCGAAACGGCGACGCGATCATCTACGGAATCTTGTCTAGTAATTGCAGATGGATGAACGGCCATGGGTAAAGGACCCCGCGCGCCTGACCCCCAGGCGGTCGCGCAAGCTCAGTCGGAAGCGAATCGTCTTAATATATATGGCCCGTATGGTGCGCAGGTTTTCGGGTCTGTGAACGACGAGGGCCAGTTCGTGCCTCGCCCTGGCGGCGACGCCGTTATGGTCAACGAGACGCCGTTCCAGGCGGCGCAGCGCGCTCAACAAGAAGCGTTGCTGCAGCAGCTTGGCAGCGTCGCGCAGCAACGAGCCGGTGCGATCTCCGGCGACCCGTTCACCTTGCCCGATGCGCCCGCGTACCAGGGAGCAATTGATCGCTCTGGCTTGCCGCAGGTGGCGGACTTTAGCGGCCAAGTCGCGCGCGGCCTCGACATGAGCGGCCTCGCGGGCATTCCGGGCGTCGATGATTTCGGCGCGGAGCGGCAGCGAGTTGAAGACGCGATCTACAATCGCCAGCGGCGTCTGTTGGACCCGGAATTTCAGCAGAGCCGGGAGCGGTTGGCGCAGGATCTCCAGAACCGGGGCATTCCGATTGGCTCAGAGGCCTACAATCGGGCCATCGATCGGCTCGACCGCAGCCAGGGGCAAGCCTTGGCGGATCTGACCGACCGCGCGGTGACCCTCGGCGGGCAGGAGCAATCTCGTCTATTCCAGCAAGCCATCGGCGCCCGTGGCCAGCAATTTGGCGAGCGGCAAGCCCAGGCGGGCTTTGGCAATCAGGCCTTGCAATTGGCCAATGCGCTGGCCGGTAGCGCCCGTGGGACCATGGCCTCGGAGATTCTCCAGGATCGCGAACTGAACAACGCGGCGCGAGCCAATGCGATCCAGGAAAGCCTGTTGCAGCGCAACCAACAGACGAACGAACTGGCACAGCTTCTCGGGGCTGTCCCCGGGCAGCCGCTGCCGCAGATGCAGTCTGGCATCTCACCGATCGATATCACCGGGCCAATGTATCAGCAGTATCAAGCCGATGTCGGCAACTATCAAGCCAACCTCGGCGGGCTGTACGGCCTCGGTCAACTCGGCGTTCTGAAAGCTTTGGGAGCGTTCTAACATGGCGATGCAAGGAGCCCGTGCGGGCGATCTGTTCCGGCTGCAACTGGCGCGGTCCCTCGCGCCACAGGGCAACCCGACCACGCCGTTGGCGGCGTTGGGGAATCTTGGCCGTCTAGCGGCTTCGCTCTACATGCAGCAGAATGTCGCGAAAGGCATTGAGGACCGGCGGACTGCGGCTGATAGAGCCGCCCTCGCCGCGTTGCAGGGTACGAGACAGCCGATCTACGCCACGCGGCCAACCGTTGGTGACGTGGATCTCAGCCCGCCGTCGCCGGGCATCCCGACCGCGCAGATCGGAGAACGAGTTGGGCCAGATCGGGCCGCGTTGATTTCCATCCTTTCCAACCCGAATGTTTCTGAAAACATCAGCAAATTGGCGGGGACACTGTTCGCGGAGCAAACCAGCGCGGACCAAGCAGCGGCGGACCGCGATTTCAGAAGAGAAATGCAAGAAACTAGCCTATCGGCGATGAGAGAAAAGAGCAGAGCGGCCCTCAATCTCCAAGAACGCCTCGCCATGGCCGAACTGACGTTCAAGGCAGACCAGGGGGCCTTAGCGCGAGCGTCCCAAGAAGACATAGCTGAACTTAACCGAGAAGCGCAAATATCGATCGCCCAAGGCGCAGACGCGCGAAGCATTCAAGTGGCGCTCATCAACTCAGCGCGCGCCCAAAACAAGACCCCGAATTTGGTTCGGTACGCGGAACGCTTATTCCCAGGCGATAAGGTGGCACAGGATGCCTTTATTTACAGGCAGTTGAACATTACCGATCGGGGGGTGAACAGGGAGGCTGCTTCTTTTCTCCCGGCTAACACCCCCGCGCCTACTACCCCCGCGCCTACTACCCCCGCGCCTACTACCCCCGCGCCTACTTTCGCGCCTGACAGAAGCTCAGCCACAGACGCGACTGGATATGTTGATAGCGCAGTGGGGCTTGTTGAGAGCGGCCTTAATAAAGCCATTGGCAGACCGGCTCCGAGAAAGCGTATGGCGGAACGGATTGGAATCCTTCGACAAAGAACTCTTCGACAGAACGTAACAGGGAGAAATGGAAGGCCAAGCAATTTTTCAGAGAAAAGCCAGTTGAAGGAGTTGCCCGACGTAGGGTTTAACACCTCCGACGATGAATATTTAGGCAGGCTTGAGGATGTAATTACTAGCCTTGACCGGGAATTAGATTCTCTCTTTTCTATGGCACGCGACCCTGTTGTGCCTGCTGAGACGCGGTCAAACGCCGCCCGCGACTTTGAGGAGCTTACAAAGCTCCGGAACGATTGGCTCGCGACCATCGGGGCCACCTCTGACGTAGCCCCCCCCGACGACGTCGACCCAGATGTCATGCGCAAGGCCATGGAGACGATTTTTCGGTTTGAGCAGGGGGCAAACCAATGACGCTAACCCCTGAAGAAGCCAATACCCGGAAACGCGCCGCTGAGTATCTCGCGGCGAACCCGACCAGCCCGGACCCCAACGTCGTTGCATTATTCAAAACTCTTGAGTCCAAACGGCGGCAAGCCCCTGGACCTTCGCGAAAATCTTTCGCCGACCGCGCAACCGCGACTTTAGGAGAGTACAATCAAGTTATCGGGGCGACGGCGCTGGCAGAAAATTTCATCGACCCCGCGCTCGGCGCCCTTGGGGTTGACCCAATTGCCCCGCGCCTTACCAGCCCTGCTATTGCGGAAGACCCCCGATTCCGCCCGGAAAGAGCGGCGGGTCAGACGTTGGCGGTGGGGACTGCGGCAATGTTTCCCCAAGCCGCAGCCGCCAGGGTTGTCGCCAGTGCCCCGACTACGCTTCAAGCTCAAGGCGTGACCGCTGAAATTGCCAAGAGAATGGCCGCTGCGCCGATCGTCGCCCCAGTAGGGGAAGCCGCAGCCCTCGGCGGGAGCGCATTAGGGGCCGGGTATGCGGAAGGCGATTACTCTGGGAGCCCCGGCGCCCGCTTTGTTTTTGAAACCGCCGGGGCGCTTGCCCCTGGCGTTTTCGCTGGGAGAATCCGCGCATTAGGGGACGCGCTAAACCTTGCCCGGAAGAATCTTCAAACGTATTTGCCCGGCGGGGCCCAAAAAACGGCCATCGCGGCACTTGGCAAAGTGCTATCCCAATACGGCGAAGACCCGCAGACCGTGATCAATAAATTGAGGAGTTCAAACAACCCACGGCGCACGGCGGGGCAAATTTCGGGGTCGCGGGCGCTGCTTGACCTTGAGGCT